GCAGAATAGGTGGCTCCACTGGCGCACCTACAACTTTAGGCGCAGCAGAACTTGCCTTCAACGAGAACTCAGGCGGGAGGATTCTTTACTATGGACTAGGTGATGACAGCTTCGGGGTGGCAACATCAGTAATTGCAATCGGTGGCCCTGACTTTGCAGTAACAACAACTACAAATGCCAACATGACTGGCCCGATAACATCAGTAGGGAACGCAACCTCGGTGGCAGCTCAGACCGGAACAGGCACCACCTTTGTGATGAACACTTCACCAACGCTGGTAACGCCAGCACTCGGCACACCTTCAAGCGGTGACTTAACCAATTGCACCTTTCCCACCTTGAACCAGTCCACCAGTGGGAACGCTGCTACAGTGACCACCAATGCCAACTTAACCGGAGTTATCACAAGCAGTGGTAATGCAACTGTAATTGCTAGCCAGACCGGAACCGGATCAAAGTTCGTAGTTGATACGAGTCCTACGCTTATCACTCCTGACATAGGAGTGGCGACTGGCACTAGCTTGGTTCTCAGTGGTGACCTCACCGTCAACGGCACGACCACCACGATTTCTTCAACGACCTTGGCAGTAGGCGACAAGAACATTGTTCTTGCTAGCGCATCCACTACCGATGCGGGTGCAGATCAAGGTGGGATTACCATCAAAGGTCTCAGCGATAAAACATGGAACTGGGTAGATGCAACCGATGCCTGGACAAGCAGCGAGCATATCAACATCGCATCAGCGAAATCCTATTACATCAACGGCACCATAGTTTTATCAGCGACCAGCTTGGGAAGTGGAATTATTTTAGATGGCGGGACTTTCTAACATGGCCAATCTAATCAAGATAAAACAAAGCGCAGTAGCTGCAAAGGTGCCAACCACTGGGGATCTGGTTCTTGGTGAACTTGCGCTCAACACCTACGATGGCAAGCTCTATGCCAAGAAGGATAACGGCACCGCTAGCGTTGTCCAGATCGGTGCTTCCACATCCAGTGCGCTACCTGTCACGCTATTTAGTGGCAGTGTGACCAATGTCAGTATTTCTAATGGCTCGTTGCCAGTGCTTTTGTTTGGTGGCAGCACCGTAAATATAACCGTCACCTAGGAGAAAACATGGCAGCAAGATTCCCGTTAGTAATCAATACGACCACGGTGCAAGAACTTCAAAGCGGTGACACGCTTTCGCTGACATCACCTACGCTAGTGACTCCTATTCTTGGCACACCAACATCTGGAACGCTAACCAGTTGCACCGGACTTCCTATCTCAACAGGTGTAAGCGGACTCGGTACTAGCGTTGCAACTTTCTTGGCTACACCATCAAGCGCAAATCTTGCCTCATGCCTCACGGATGAAACTGGCACAGGGGCAAATGTTTTTGCCACTTCACCAACGCTCACAAGTGCAACGATCACCAGCCTTATCGAAACGAAAACCGCACCAACGATCTCCAGCGGAACGCTCACGCTAAACTGTGCGCTTGGGAATGTGTTTCATGTCTCGCTGAATGCAGCGATCACGACACTTACCATAAGCAACATACCGACCACAGGTTCAGCTTTCGGAATCACTCTGGCATTCACGATGGATGGAACGGCTCGAGCAGTGACATGGGGTGCTGCAATTAAGTGGGCCTCTGGTGGTACGGCACCAACACTCACAAGTACCAATAACAAAGTAGATATCTTTTGTCTCACAACATGGGATGGCGGTACTACATGGTTTGCAATGGTTGGAGGCCAGAACTTCTAATGCCTATTAATAGAAAAATCATGGGTGTGAGTAGGGGCAAAGTGTTTACTGGTGCGTTGAGTGGTACTAGCACGATTGCGACTGGATCTGGCCCTAGAGGCGTTTGTATTTCCGCAGATGGCAGCAGCGTTTATGCTTCTTGTTTTAACGATACAGTATCAATCTTTAGCCGAAACACTTCAACAGGAGCTTTGTCTGGAACTAGCACCATTGCAACTGGATCACTTCCTTTCGGGATTTGCATCTCGGCAGATGGAAAGAGTGTTTACACTCCTAATTTCAGTTCAAATACAGTTTCAATCTTTAGCCGAAACATTTCAACAGGAGCCTTGTCTGGAACTAGTACCATTGCGACCGGGGCAAACCCTTACGCCATTTGTATTTCAGCAGATGGCACTAGCGTTTACGCAGCTAATTTAGGGGGTACGACGGTTTCAATCTTTAGCCGAAACACTTCAACAGGGGCTTTGTCTGGAACTAGCACCATTGCAACTGGGACAAGCCCTAGAGGCGTTTGTATTTCCGCAGATGGCACTAGCGTTTATGTGTGTAATTATGGAGCAGCGACTTTATCAATCTTTAGCCGAAACACTTCAACAGGAGCTTTATCTGGAACTAGTACCATTGCAACAGGAGGGCAACCACTTTTTGTTTGCATTTCGGCAGATGGTAAAAATGTATATGTAAGCAATGAAGGGTCTACGACAGTTTCTATCTTTGATCGAAACACTTCAACAGGGGCTTTATCTGGTACTAGTACTATTGCAAGTGGCGCACAACCTTACGGCATTTGTATTTCCGCAGATGGAAAAAGTGTTTATGCAACTAATTTAGGAGGTACGACAGTTTCAATCTTTAGCCGAAACACTTCAACAGGAGCTTTGTCTGGAACTAGCACCATTGCAACTGGGACAAGCCCTTTCGGAATCTGCATTAGTTCTGACGATGCTAGTGTTTACACTGCTAATTCTGGGTCGGCCACAGTCTCAATCTTCACTCGGAGCTAATCAACCATGCAATACGCAAAAATAAACGGTGACACAGTCCTTGAGTTTCCATCCTATCCACAGCGTGACCACCCAAACACATCCTTTGGCGATGGCTGGCAGGGTGGCGAGATTGAAGGCAGCACTTATGTGCTTGTCGAAATTGAGGACACACCGCAAACCGACCACCTCACACAAGACACGGAAGTTGAACCACCGAAAAAGGTGAAGGGCAAATGGACACAGAAAACCAAGGTGAAGGACATCAGCGTAGAGGAAAAAGCTAAACGCAAAGCAGAGAAAGCGCAGCGTGACGCAGAGCAAGAGGATAACTTCCTCACCAAAGCAGAAATCAAAGCAATACGCAAACTACTTAAGGCGCAACCATGAACCTAATACTAATATCTTTTTTTTTAGTAGTTGGACAACAGGTTACCATTCCCTTAGAAATCCATGGGCAACCAGGGCAATTCATCAGCATCCCCAGTGTGACCGACTGCAAGTCAGTGCAATGGGTGGTCCTTGATGTTGGGCTTAATCTGTTTCCTGTGGAGTTATTACGAGACAGTACCACCGCAGTAGTGAGCGCAAATAGTCCTGGTAAATACAGAGTCCTAGCCTATGCTGCTAAAGGGGATGCAGCCAGCAAACCTGTGATTACTACTGTCATTATTGGTGATCCACCCGAACCCATACCAGCACCGGATGAGGCAGCCAGCAAACTTCAAAAGGAATTAAAATCACTTTATGTATCACTAAGTGAGGATGATAAACAGGGCAAGGCTAAGAAACTATCTAGCCTTTATGCCAGCTTTGCCACCACTGTTAAGGGTGAGGAAGTCCAAACCGCAGGGGAGTTATTAGCCCTATGCAAAGAAGCAGTGGGAAGGGTGCTAAGTCCATCCGATTTGCGAGAAATAAGAGTGCGGATACAATCAGACTTGGCTGGATTTCCTGAAGATCCCGATACCAAATTAGATGAAAGCTTAAGGAAATCCATGTCTAAAAAATTCACGGAAATTTCCAAGGCACTAGGCACATTGAAGTGACACCAAACAATCTAGGATGGATCCACCCTGATCAGCGCACTCCTTCACAGGTGACCCTAGATGCAGCTATAAAATTGCGGATGCCAGCTTTTAGTATCAAGGGCAAATACGCAGAACCAGATAAAGCACTTCTATATCTCTTCATCAAAAACATGAAACCATTCAGCCAGCAAACTGGAAGCTGTGTGGGCAATGGCCTAGGCATGGCTTTGTGGTGTCTGGAATCCGTTGAGGTAACGCAGCTCGGACAGCTAGAAGATCCTGTCTGCCCCTTTTGGTTACTTCCTTACGGAAAATCGCGCGAACTCGCAGGGTTAAATGGCAAGGGTGAAGGCAGTTTCGGATCTGCTGCAATAGAGGCACTCACCAAGTTTGGCACCTTACCCTACAACACACAAGGACTACCACCAGTACAGATCAAAGATGGTGCCATGACCTGGGGAGAGAGTGCCGAGATGCAGTGGAGTGATGGTGAATCCATTGCAGAGGTCTGGTTAGCAGCATCAAAAAAACACACGATCAAATCATCGGCAAGGATTACCAAGTGGGAGCAGGGCAAGGCCAGCCTTATCAATGGATTCCCCATGACCTGCGCTTCTAACTGGGGAGGCCAGATGGATCCACCCATCAAAGGTAACCCATCCATCATTCTAAATAAACGAGTCACCCAGTGGGGTCATCAGATGTGCTGCCTAGCATGGGCACTGCATCCTGAGTTTGGCGATATTTTTTGGATTCAAAATAGCTGGGGTGTGTGCCATGGGAAAAGCCCAGGGTATTATTCCGAACCCGATGGTGGATTCTGGATCACCGCTAAAGAATTTCAATGGATCTGCTCAGATGGTGAAGTGTTTGCCCTGAGTAATTTTGCAGGATTTCCTGCCCAGAAACTAGACTGGTATATCTAGAGGAGATGTTATGAGCTTTATTTTATTCGCTGCCCTGATGGTTAACGCTGATTCAAGTTGCAAAGAATGCAAAGCATATAACGCAAAGCCAGCTATCAGTTCCAAAGTCCAAGGGAAAAGATTCCAACAACTAGGGAAGAGATTACGCAGAGGTGGTAAATCCTGTGTATAGTTTCGACTGGCTAACTATCATTGATCGCTTAGGGCTACCATGCGTGGCCCTAATTGCAATTGGTTATGGCCTACACAACTCTGCTAGATGGTTAGGAAATAACATCCTAATGCCCATTCATCAAAGGCACTTGGTTTTTTTAGACCGATTAGAAGCTGGCTTGAATCGGATTGTAGAAACCCAGCACGACCAAAGCAGTCAGATAATTAACCTTACACAAAAGATTTCAGACTCGCTGGAATCACAGGAGAAGAAATAATGTTACTACCATTTCCACAAGACCTCCCTATTGAGGGTGTAGGAATCTTAATCGACAGACTCAGGGGTAAACCCATTCCCCTGCAAACAGCCCTGAACGCAGCTTGGAATTTGGCAGGGTATGCTGCCACCCAAGTACCCCTGACCCCACCTAAAGATGAACCTGTGCAGGACTATCCTATCTCGGATGCTGAGGTGGTCACCTTATTAGAGAAACTTCAAGGCGAATACCTACCAGCACCAGCAGGGGCACCCATTGAATTTGCAATCATCCCCTGGAAAATTGTGTTGAAAGTTCTGATCAAGATGCTGATCAATGCTGCCCTATAGATTGTTCTTTGGTAAACCCAGATCTTCAAGGTGGGTTTCTGTAAGGAAGTCCCACCTTATTTCCAACCCTTTTTGTGCTGGGTGTGGGTGTGCCGACCCTACGAAATTGAATGTCCACCACATCACCCCCTACCATGTTGACCCCAGTAAGGAACTATCCTCAGATAACTTAATCACCTTGTGTGAATCCAGTGCCAAGTGTCACTGGGTACTCGGGCATTTATTAGATTGGAAATCATGGAACCCAGACATTAGAATAGATTCTCAAAGATACTTTAGGAAATTGGAAAATAAACCAGTATGGAAACGAACAACCTAGGAGAAGGTTTCCATGCGCAGAATGATCCATTGTCTTTTATGTGGTGAATTCAAGCCCCACAAGTCTCGTTATCTGTGCATGAAATGTTATCAAAATCCCCTCTCTAAAAATCTTAAGATACCAGTAAACTTCAGAGTGGAACGGATGGACCGTGAAGAGGTCGTCAGGTGCCCAGTTTTGCCACCCGATGAACCAACCATGGCAAAGCCTGGCACACAGGAAAAGATCGAAATCCTGACCGCACGATGGGCAGCAAACAGACTCTTATACCACCCCGATGATAGTAAGGAAAACTACCAGCCGATAGTGCCAGAGGTGGGGGATGTGGACTGGACCAGCACTAAACCATCGGCATCTAAAAAGATTTTTAGGCTGACTTGTGATGCCCCAGAAGAGGATTAATCTGTACTACATTTCAACCCAAATAACCACTATATACACATGAAAACGGATGCTAAACAGTACGACCAAACGCAACATAAAGCCTTAAATCAAAGGGGATTACAAGGATTTTAGGGGGTGTTGTATGATAGGTTGGGGTGGAAGAGGTCGCAGGTTCAAATCCTGTATCCCCGACTAGGGTTTGGTGAAAAAAAGGTGTGGTCAAAAAGTAGTACTGTACTACTTAGTACCACATCTGCTATGATTCTTTGCATGTCAGCTACTTTGGCTGGCTTTCTAAAGGGTTGTAGTCATGAAGAAAATTAAAGTGCCTGGGCTTTTACATCATAAGGCTAGGGATCTGGGTTACTCCATTGACCCACGCAATCGCAAGACCACCTACCATGGACCATTCGGTCTGGCCCAAACCACCGCAAACTATAAAAAATGGTTGTCAGAATATCTGGCCCAGGCTGATACCCAGATCCCAACCACACCCACCGATAAAAAAGATCCTACCATTGCTGACCTTGTTGTGCACTTCTCCAAGTGGGCTGATATGTATTTCAGAAACCCTGCCACAGGTAAACCCACTAGCCAGATCCATGTTTTGAAATCAGCAATTCGGGAGCTTAAAGATTATCTGCAAACACCGATTGCAGAATTCACCCCTAGGGATCTCATCGCAGTCAGGGCTGGATTGGTTCATCGTGACATCATGCCCCAGTCCATCTTTACCAAGAGAAAAAAACTAACCATCTCATCAGTCAATGGCTTGATCATTAAGATCAGGATGATGTTTAAAAGGGGTGTGGAATGGGGCTTGGTTCCCATCAATGTTTTTTCGGCACTCATGTGTGTCAAACCTTTGTCCTGGCGAACTGCTCCAACACTCCGAGACCCTGCCCCAATTCAGCCTGTCGATGAGGCACACCTTGACCGCATTCAACCCCACCTTGCTCCGGTCTATCGGGTACTCATGTCTGTCCACCTTGCTACTGGGATGAGGATCAAAGAATTGATCGGGATGCGCTGGTCTGAAATCTCACAACATCCAGTTAAGCCTTGGCTCTATGTCTACCAGCCCACCACGCACAAGAACTCCCACCGAAAACAAGACCGGAAGATCTTTATCCATGAATCATTCGTCAACCTAATGAAGATGACTAGGAAACCACTCTGGGAAAAAGACTTTGTGTGGTGCAGTAAAGGTAAGGGGATTAATGCTGGCTACTCAGGGCAGATGACCACGGCTGCATATTATCTCGCTGTCAAAAGTGCGATCAAGAAACATAACAAGATCTCTAAGGTGAAGGTTCCCAACTTCACACCACTTCAGATCAGGCACACAGTAGCTACAAAAATAAATGAGTCTCATGGAATCCAAGCAGTGGCAGCAGTGCTGGGGCATGCGAAAATAAACACGGCCCAAATCTACGCTGAAACAAGCTTTACTGCTGCCATGGAGATTGCTGAAGTTACTCAAGTTAATTCCAGATAAAATGATTATCTTATTTATTTTTGTTTTTTATTCTTTTTATGTTTGACCAGCTGATTTCAAATGCTAACTTGTTCAGATCTAATGAGTCACGGATGACCAGTGGTGGCAGGATGCCAACCAGAAATCACAATTGATTTTCGGTCCACACATCATACGTTTCCCGAAAGGATTCCTGCCCATGCCTTTGACTCTGTTTATTAATGATTTGCAAAACCCCTGCCTAAACCCCCCAGACATGGTTTCCCCCCCCCCCCTGTTTAATTTATCTCAAAAGGATGCTGGGAAAAATTGGAAGTTTCTAACCCAGGCTGAAGAAGAGATACTTGTAGTGCTGAAAGACAGCCCTGATGTTAAAGCAATTGTTGTGGCTAAGTTATTAAAACGCAATAACGACAGCAGTTTCAGAACCATCTTGGCGAACCTTGTTGAAAGGCAGATTCTTAACAAGAGTCGCAAGGGTTATGTTCTAATAAAATAATATTTTTATCCTAAATATAGCCAGTAGGAAATATCCCTGCTGGCTTTTTTTACGCCTATTCCTCACCTAATTAGCAAAGTCTGACATTGTCCAACTGTTGTTAGCCAGCTGTCAAGCAGATTTAATTCAATCACTTGCTTAGAATTCTTTTTAGATGAACAACATCTGAAAGGAAACTAATGGAAAACTTTAAAGAACTTATCCCAGCAAACTCTATATCTGTGCAGCAACTTGCTACTGCATGGGGCAGGAGCATCAACCAGATTTATTGCTGGATCAATGAGGGTGTGGATATACCTGGTGGAAGTCAAAGGGTTTATCTGCGAGCAGTTCGCATCGGCAAAAAATTTGCCATCACCCCCAGTCAAGCTGCGGACTTTATCAAAGACTGCAACCCAACCCCAGAAGCAACCAAGGAAATCAAAGGCAAAACTAAATCCAAGCTGGACTCGGCAACCACAGCCGAAGCTCTCGCTTGGTTACAGAGTTAACAAGGAGGTTACATGACACCAGCGCAAGTTCAGCTAATGCTCGAACTGCTAACCAAAGCTAACGAGTATAGCAACCAACTACACCCTGAGAACACTGACCGAGAGCAAAAGAATATTGAACGGAGGTTTAAAAAAACTTTGGAATCCATGTGTGAATATCTGGCAGTGATGACCGAACCACCATCAGGAGGCTATGGCAATGGCACTGATTCTAAAACGATTTGATGATGAAGTTATTCTAGTGCGCCATGAGGCTGCACCCACCGAAGTTTTGCAGATTTCCATCAGGCGAAATGACACTGATGGCAGTTTTAAAGTTGCGTTAACTGGCCCGATAAGCTTTGACATTATCCGAGGAGAACTAAAAAATGACCCAAGTAAAACCAAGAAGTGAATCTGCTGCCAAGGCAGATCAAGTCCTGATCCAAGGGGATCTAACCAGCCTGAGCGATGAGCAAAGAGCATCTTACTATCTGCGGGTATGCGATAGCCTAGGGCTGAACCCACACACCCACCCCTTTGAGTACATCAAGCTATCTGGCAAGCTCACCCTTTACGCCACCCGAGCCTGTTCTGACCAGCTTAGAAAGATCAATGGGGTATCTATTGAAATCATTTCTAAAGACTTGACTGATGAGATCTACACAGTGGTGGCTAGGGCAGAAGACACTGCTGGAAGGCGAGATGAATCCTGTGGGGTTGTTTCGCTTAAAGGCTTAACAGGTGAACTAAGAGCTAACGGAATCATGAAGGCTGAAACCAAGGCTAAGCGCAGGGCTACGCTGAGCATCTGTGGTCTTGGCTGGCTGGATGAAACCGAGGTGGAAAGCTGTGGCACTAAGGTAGTAGCACCTAGCCCATCAAGACCCATGCTAACCATGAATGAACCCAAGCAAGAAACCATGCTGAGTAATTTCCGAAGGTTGCTGCTAAGTGTTGACACCCAGTTCCCTGGAACAATGTCTAAGATGCTCACCCACTACCAGTGCGACTCGGTGGAAATGATGACTGATGAAATCATGATTCAGGCTACAGAACTTTTGAATGCCAAACTTAGAAAGGGTGGTGCTGTATGAGCTTACTAGATCTAGCTTCAGGAGCTGCTGTGCTTCAGTTCTGGATGGAGAAGGATGCAGGGTCAGACATCGAGGGGGAACTGGATCCTGTTCTGGATCAACTTCTGGAAGAGTTGGAAGGGTCCATCGAAAACAAAGTGGAAGCTTATTGCAGAATAATTCGAGAGCTTGAACTAACTCAGGCTGCAAGGAAAGAAGAGTCTGACCGGATCCGAAAGCTGGCTGATCAAGATGGGAATACAGTGAAGGCGATGAAGGGCAGGCTCATGTTCTTCTTTGGATTGCAGAAGATCAGCAAACTTAAGACACCCTGTTTCAACCTTTCGATCTGCGCTAATGGTGGTCATTCTCCTATCGAAGTGACCATCCCACCCGATCAACTCCCAGCAGAATTCCAAAAGCTGGAAATCAAACCAAACATGGAAACAATCAGGGAGGCTTTGAAAATGGGCACCTTCCTAATTGGTGTTACTGAACTTGCCCGTGGCACA